ACCGACGTTTCGGCCTTGCTGACGCTCTTGGTGGAAGCGACGAAGTTCATGGGTCAGGAATCTCCGGGGAAGGTGTCAGGATCAGCCGAACTTGAGGGCCACGACCGGACCAGCCTTGCTGGTCGAGCCGATGTCGTTCACGACCATCGCGTTGCGGGTGGTCGCGAAGGTGAGCGTCTGGTCGAACTCGATGTACCGCTCGCTAGCGGTCTTGATCGAGATGGCCCGACGCTCGCCGAAGATCGCGGCCTGCGACAGGTCGCCGAACAGGGCAGCCACGGTGCCGGTCGTTCCGGTGAGGTTTGACTGCATCGGCTGCACCAGCGTGACAGGGTAGCCGAGGAACGTCTCGCCGAAGCCAGCCGCCACGTTGTCCGTGGAGTTGCCGCCAGCGTTGGACGAACCACCGGGCAGCATGGCGAGCCGCAGCATAGCGGCACCCCAGCCAGCCGGGGAGATGTACCACCGAGCGTTCCGGTTCCGCGCGTAGAGCGGGAGCCGGGCGAGGAGGTCCGTGAAGTTCTTCATCGTCAGGTCGCCGAAGGTCGTGTTGCTGGTCGCAGTCACGACGCTCGCCGAGTAGGCCGACTGGAGAATCTTGGTGCAGATGCCCGTCACGCCGTGGTAGGCGAGCGTGCCGTCACCGATGAACCCGGCGTTGTCGAACGCCTCGCTGAACGCCTGCGCCGTCTCGACGGCCATCGCGTCGGCGAGGTCGATCACCGAATCCTCCAGCAAAGAGTTCGGCGTGCGGTTCGCCACACCCCAAATCTTCGCGGTGAGTTCCACGTTGTCGAACGTCACGTCGCTGGCGGTGACTTCGATGTTCTCGCCGACAGGGCGGGCCGTGAGGCCACCAGTCCGACGAGCGTAGACGAGGGTGTCGCTGTTCATGTTGACCCGCTTCGCCTGCTGCGGGAACACGCCGTACTCCTCAACGAGCCGGATAATCTCGCTGGAAAGTTCGGGGCTGGTCAGCACGCCGCCGAGGCTGTTGACGCCACCGGCCTGCACGCGACTCTCGACGCCGTGGTCCTTGCACCACCGACGCGCCTCGGCATCACCGAACACGTAGCCCTTGATGTGCATACCAGCCCGGTAGGCACGCTCGCTGGCGTCAGGACCGGAGAACGCCTTGAGGGGGCCGTGCGACTTCGGCACGGCGTAGTGACGCTTTTCCACTTCCGGCTCCTTGACCTCGGGGGTGTCGATCACCTTGGCGGGAGCGGAACGCTCCAGCACGGCACGCAGTTCGACTTCCTTCGCCTGCACGCGCTGCAAGAACTCGATCCGCTCGCGGAGCTTGTCGGCCCGCTGCTCCAGCGACCGCAGGGACGCCTCCTGCTCCTCGCTCATCGGGGCATCGCCCTCGGGGGCACCTTCGGTTGTCGCTTCCATCTCGGCGACAACGGCGGCGAGTTCGTCAAGCAGTGCCTTGATCTTGTCCACGGTGGCGATCTCCTAGTGCGATTCGTGGCAACGCGGATGCATCGCCTAATGTTGAAACTACGGCTCGCCACCCACACCCATGCAGCCTGTTGGCTCGCGAGAGTAAAAGACTCAGGCCGCCTTCACGCGGCGAATCTCAGCCGCCGCGATGATCTGCTTGTCGGTGCAGCCGCACTTCGCGCAGCGGAGATACCGAGTCTGGTAGTCGCCGGAACGCTGAGAGGACGCAACGACAAGCCTGCCGTCTCGGCATTTCGGGCAGGGGTCGCCTGATTTAGCGGCCATGCTTCTTGAGGTACTCGCGGAGTTCGTTCGACTTCATGCGCGCGTACGCGACCGCAGCCGACTGCTGGTTCCGCTGCTGGCAGAACTTGTCGTAGGACCGCTTCGCCACCGTGGCGTCGGCATCGGGATAGGCCGGAAAGGTCACTGGGCCAACGTCGATCAAGGAGTCGATCTTCGTCACGGTTCTGATTGAGCGGCCTTCCTCGATGCTCCACGACTCGCCGCCGGGGGCGATTTGGAACGAGAATGAACTGCCACGCACGATCCCCGCTTCGATGTTCGCGGCGAGGTCGCGTCCGTAGGTCGTGTCTGGAACCGGGAACTCGTACCGCAGGCCGATCTCATCCACGCTCATGGACAGCGTGCCGGGATAGCGAGCCAGCGGGAAGTTGGCGTCGTGGTTCCACAGGGCACGAGTCTCCAGCGGCTTCTTGCGTCCTCGCCGCTCAGAGACGAGGCCGAAGGCATCGGGGTGGATTCGCTCTTGAAAGTCTCCGAGGTCGAGCGAGTTGACGCCGAACTTGGCGGCGTAGCCGACGATCCACCGCGACTCGGCGGCTCCGTCCTCGCTGCGGGACTCAATGCGGAGCAGCGGCAGCGTGCCGTTCTCCTCTTCGTACAGGCTGCGACGTTCGATTGCCATGCTGCGATTCTCCTCGTCTGCGGCGTTCATCTGTTCCACCAGTTTGCGGCTCCACGCATACCCCGGATCGGAACCCCACAGTGCCCACGCGATGCGGCCGTTGGAGGGGAACCCATCCTCACCGGGCGACCAACCGCCGCCCTGCTTGTCAACCTCATGCCGGTCGAAGTACGCCTTCATTCGGCGTGCGGTGTCGGGGCTGATCGTCGCACCGTTGGAGAGATCGCGAGCGCGTGCGATGCCAACCGCCGTGCCGCCGCGACCGAACTCGCTGCGCCAATCAAGACCCTTCTGTGCTTCGTCTCGCACTCCCTGCGGAGGAGTGAAGTCGATGTGGTCGTACTTACCCGCCACGCTTGCCCCTCCCACGCTTGACCGTTTGCGGTGCGTCGTCCACCCACACGTCGACTTCAATACCGGCAGCCTTGGCTGCGTCATCTTTGAGCGTGTCGCCACCGACGAGCAGCACCTGAGAGAACGCATCGGCGTAATCGCCGAGCGTGCTGGTGATCGTCTGGCGATCCTCTGGTGTATCCTCGCGGCGGGACACCATCACGACGGTATTGCCGTCTGCCTTCGCCTGTTGGGCGAACACGCCCCACAGTGACGGGTCAGCCGCGAAGGTTCTGTCGAAGTCGATGGAGATGGTCATGGCCCTCGCTTCTTTCAGCGATCTGGTGGGGGCCGGGGCTGGCGGTGGCACGGGCGACGTGGCTGGCGCAGCCGGTGCCGCGACGTTCACGCCGTCCAGAATCGCCGTAATCTGTGCGGCGTTTACGCTCGGGAACGACGCAGCGATGAGTGCCGCCGCCCCGTCCTTGGTGATGAGGCCAGCCGGAATCTGCGACAGGATCGCGATGAGTCCGTTGATCTGTGCCCCGTTGAGCGACACGTCGGCAACCTGCGGCTCCTCGGGCTGTGCCGGATCGCCCTGCGGCTCGCCGGATGCGGCAGCCAAGCCGCCCTCCACGCCTTGCCCGTCGATGCCACTGCCGGGTTGCTGCTGTGCCAGCACGTCGGCTTCGGAAGCCTGCTCGCCGAGCGTGCCCATGTTGAGCGGCCGGTAGCGAATGTCTCCGCCTTCCACCGGGTCCATGTTCTCGCTGGCTCGTATGTCGTTGGTGGACACGACGCCGATGTCCCACATCGCCCGGTTGTAGGCAGCGCGGCTCGCGGAGTCGCCGCGAAGCAGGCCACGCACGTCAAACTCAATGAGGTAGCGATCATCGCCACCGAGCAGGTCACGCATCATCGCCGTCTCAATGCGGCGCAGCAGCGGGATGATGCCGTGCGTCACGAACTCAATCTCGGCCTGCGGCGTGCCCGGCTCCAGACCGAGCAGATAACCCGGAACGCGGAACAGGCGGGCGATCTCCCTCAACTGGTACAGCCGCAGTTCAAGGAACTGTGCCTCGGTGTTGGTGGTCTGCGGAACCTCGTACGGTTTCAGTCCGCCAGTGAGGACGGCTGTGTTGTGCGCGTTGCCGACGCCGCCGTGCCTGCGATCCCACTGCGACCTCAGTGCCTCGCGAGCCTCGGCGTTGAGTTGGCCTTCGGTGGACAGAACAAAGCCGGGGCGTGCCCCGGCTGAGAAGAATCGCTCGCCGTGTAGTTCGCAGGCACGAGCCAATGCGATTGCAGCCTTGCACTCCTCCACAATCTTGATGCCGTTCACGCCGTCATCGGACGGGCCGCGAATGTGCAGGATCAAGTCCTGTGCGATTGGCCGCTCTTGCCCGGTGGCTTCGCGGTACTTGTACCGAAGGCTGCCGTTCTCCAGCCGCTCGTTCTTCATGCGGCTCGGGTGCAGTGGTTCGATCTTCCCGGCCTTGAGTTCGGAGAAGGCATCGCCCCACAGGTCAACGTGCATGACCAACTGCTCGCGCCACTCAAATGACGTCTGCCAGTTGTTGGGCTGCGTGTGCAGTTGCCGATACAGGGGGAGTTCCCGTGCGATCCGCTTGCCGCCACCCGGCGTTCGCTCGTACACGTGGAGCGGTAGGCTGGCGACCGTCTCGGCACGGATGCGAGTGCAGGCGAACACGGCGGATACGGTGTGCGCGTTTTCAGAGTTGATCCGCACGCCAGCACCGGGGCGGCTGGACGAGTCATCGTCCCACATCCGCTCCTCACCGGGGAGCCACAGGATGCGGTGCTGTTGGTTCGCGGCGATCATATGAAGAAGATTTCTGGCGTGTCAGCAGGTTTCTGCTCGTTGCCCATCCAGCATCCGATTGCTTGGCACAAGGCTACGATGCCGTCGATGCGTTCCGTGGATTTGGCTTTGCTCGGGAAAATGTTGCCGTAGCGATCCTCGTGGACGGAGGCGTTCCCGGCGCACCAACCCAGCACGGGATGTCCCGCGTGGCGAATCTTGGAGTTGGCGAGCAGGTTCTCCAGTGCCTTGGCAGGCGCACTCATGGCGCGCCCGCCCTGCGGATATCCTCTCACCTCCACCCCGTCCCCTTGCAGCATATTGGCGATCATCTGGCCGTTGAACTTGAGGTCGACGGCCAGTTGCCGAACGCCGTACTTGGTGCAGATTTCGACCAGATCGCGATGCAAGACGGTGTAGTCGGTGACATTCCCGTCCGTGACCTTGATGAACCCGTCCCGAATCCAATCGAGGTACGGCACCTTGTCCCGCTGGCTTCGCTCGGCGGCGTTCGCCTCGGGAATCCAGAAGAACGGCAGCACATCTAGGCTTCCGTCCTCGGGGTCTGGACAGATGAGGACGAGGGCCGTCAGGTCGTAGGTGGTGGCGAGGTCAAGCCCGGCGTAGACGGGCCGGTCGTTGAAGTCGTGCAGCGGCAGCGACCCCTGCTGCCAAATCTCCGGGGACAGCCAGCGAACATCGGATGTGGTCCACGTGTTGAGCCGGTATCTCAGGAAAGAGTTGAGTTTTGTCGGCGACTGCTCTGCCTCCTTGGCATCGGCAGCGAAGTCATCCGGCTTGATCGTCACGCCCCATGACGGATTGGCCTGCGGCCACACGTCTGGGTCTTTCCAATCAGCCCCCTCCTCCATCTCGTAGATGCAGGGGAAGAACGTCGGGTCGTGCTTCCAGTTTGCGGCCACGGAGCGGGCGTACTGGTACTGCTCGTAGCAGATGCCCTTTCGGTCGTAGCCAGCCGTGGTAATCGAACAGAGCAGCGGCTGCTCTCTCGCGGCACCGCCGTAGCGAAGTGCATCCCATAGACGGCGATCCTTTTGGGCATGGAGTTCATCGAACAGGAGGCCATGGATGTTCAAGCCTTCCGCACGGAACGCATCGGCAGACAGCACGCGGTAGAACGATGCCTCCTTGCGGTAGGCGATGGTTCGCCGAGAGTCAATCACCTCCAGCACGCGGGAGAGTTGCGGCGAGGCTCGCACCATGCTGGCCGCTTCCCTGTAGACCACAGAAGCCTGCTCACGATCCGCAGCCGCACCGTAGACCTCTGCCCCGTTCTCGCCATCCATGACGAGCAGGTAGAGCCCTATGCCAGCGAGCAGCGTGGACTTGCCAGACTTCTTCGCCGTCGAGATGTACGCGACTCGGTAGCGTCGTGTATCATCTTCCACGCGGAGCCAGCCGAACAACTCGGCCAGCATCTCCTGCTGCCACGGCAGTAGGTCAAACGGCTTGCCAGCGAACTTCCCCTTGCTGTGACGCAGCCAGCCGCCGAAGAACTCCAGCGCGTGTTCCGCACGCTTCGTGTTGAAGTACCAATCAAGCCCCTGCTCCACCGCTTCGCTTTTTGACAAAGGCTGCAACTGGATCTTCTTCAACGCTGTCATGGATCGTCACCTGTGATCGGCTGCTGGGGGTCAAGCCGAACTCCTGCTGGAGTCGCAGCAGGTCTTTGGCGAATGACCGCTCGGCTGTCGCCCATGAGTGCGGCTGCGACCACTTGATGCGAAGCCGACCGTCCGTGCGTGTTGGGTCAATCTCCGTCTGCACGTTGTCACGCCCCATCTGCTCGCACTTCTCTTTGGTCCGCATCCAGTTCGCCCACGTGGTGCAGTAGATGATCCATGCGTCAACGTCGGCCTCAGTGAACACCCGCATACGCCGCAGCGTCGGCACCGACCGGTTCCACTTCTTGACGGCAAGCGGATCACCTGCAATCTCCTCGGGCGGCTCAAAGTTCTCCAGCAGTTCCGGCGTCGGCTCCGCTGTGTTCAGCGGCTCCTTGCTCGGATTGCCGCGCATGTATTTGAGGATCGAAGGTGCTGGGGCGGGGCCACGTTTTCCCATGCGGTGTGTCTCCTTACTCGCAGCGTATCTCGCCAGTGGTTCGGATGGAACCGATCTTGTTGGCGGATGTTCCATCAACGATGGTCCTGTTGATCATCGGGTGATCGTCGTCGTTCGGCCCGGTGTCCGAATCTGGATGCCACGCGATCACATCCATCGTCTCCTCGTAGGTGAAGAAACTGTGCGGCGTGTCCTCTGGCAGCAGCCACAGCATTCCCGGCTTGAGATCGAAGTCGCCGGTAGGCGTCTTGCACACTCCGCTCCCGCGAGCCACCACGCCGATGCGAATGCTCGGGTGCGTGTGCATCGTTTGCGAAATGTTCTTGGGGAAGTGCAGGAAGTTGAGGCACGGCTCGCCAAGTCGCGGCGGGCAGATCAGCAGCGTGTCCGAGCAGCCGTCGATGTACCGCAGCCTGCCGCGATCCTCAATGGGACCGCCGATGGAGAACAGCCCGCGATAGCCATGCCGCACAATGACCAGCGCGGCGTTGTCGCCGACCTTCTTGCCGTCGCGACCAACGCCGACAGACTGAATGCGAATGGGCGTTGGCACGCAGAAATGCATCCCCGGCTGGAGTGGGAACTGGCCTTGGTTCGTGATGATGTAGCACCACTCACAGGCGTAGCCGTACACGGTGTCATCGGTGCTTTCGTTGCGGTACTCGCCCGTGCTGGGAACCATGCTGGCGGACACCGGGAACCGGTAGTCCCGAAAGTTTAGTTCCCCGGTGACGTATCCAATGCTGGCGTTTCTCATTCCGGCACCCATCCCTTGTTGAACTCGCTGCCATCGCGGGCAACGACATCGGGCAGCCCCGCACGCTCGGCGAGGCGATCCACTTCCTCCTCCTCCATCTGGAGAAGGAACTGCACGTCATCGCGGTCGATGCCGCCATCCAGCAGTGTGCGAACGATCTCGGCCATCGGCAGCACGTGATGCTCTCCGCGTGCGCGGTTGTGCCGGATGGTTGACATCATGCGATGCTCGCGGTTGCCCTTGATGCGAACAATCGGAACCGTGCCGCCGGTCAGTTTGGCGACCTCTGGTTCAGCCGACACTCGCCACCGATGCTCGCCGTCCACGATGACGGGCTTGCCACCCTTGCCATCATCGAACACGACGATGGGTTGCGTCCATCCGTCCTCAAGGATTGACACCTTGAGCAGCCGGTGTTCCGGCGGCGGCTGCTTGTTCGGGTTGTAGTCGTTGGGCGTGATGGCGTCTCGGCTCACCCACTCAACTTCATTCAGCGGCTGCTTGTTTTTCACGACAGGATTCCATTCTTCCTTCGGGCTGCGATTGCCTTGTTGTTCACCTTCTGTGCCTGCCTGCCGAACTTGTTGCTGCCGACCTTCGCAACGACGCAGATGAACTTCCAGCAGTAGCCGCTCAGTGGGTGCGGCTCGTCATCCGGCAGTGCGTCGTTGGTTCGGCTCCGGTGCATACCCATCAGGCTTGAGATTGCATCAGCCACCTCGGGCTTCGCGGACTCATCAAGTCTGGACACCAAGTCAAGGGTGTGCTGCTGCCAAGTTTTTCCGTGCGGCAGGTCTTCGTCACTCAAGCCGCAGGCGTAGAGTCCGGTGTTCGCGTACCGTGCAGCCGTGGCTGCACCGGCCACTCGCCCCACCATCTTTGACCACAGCCCCGGCCAACACGTCTTGAAAGTGTGCAACCCGCGAATCGGCTGCTCGCCGAATGGCGGCGCACACCGCTGGAGGTTGCGTGGCATACCGACTTTTTCCATCACGTCGTAGGCGCGGTTGTAGTCCCAGCCCATCAGTCCGGGCGCACGCCACACATCGTCGGTCGACCAGTCGTAGATCGGGTACGCCTTAGTGATCCACTTTGCCCCCTCAAACGCACCGAGGAAGGCATCGTCCGTCACACTGGCTGGCTTGCTGGCGACGGCCCGATAGCGGCTCATCGACTCTTGGCACCGGATGCCCATGATGACGCACACGTTTCCCATGCTCGGGCCATAGATGAGCGGGATCGCATCGGGGATCGCCATGCCACGCTTGAACCCCGGCAGGTCGGTGATGGCCTGCGGCGGGAGATCGCGGACCCACTTGTCTCTGTCCTCCTCGCCCCACGTGTACCAGACAGGTTGCTTCTCGGAACAGGCGTTGCGGTGTTCGATGGGGATGCAGTACCAGCGGAAGTTCACGTCGCCGCGCTGCGAGACGCGCTCCATGTATTCCACGGTGTCGGGCGGGATCGCTTCTTCGTCAAACGACACCACTTCCAGCGGCAGTGCGTTGCGGCGTGTCGCGGCATCCAGTGCGATGTGCAGGCAGGCAGTCGAGTCCTTTCCGCCACTGAATGACACCACCACCTTGTCGAATCGGTCGAAGCACTTCTCGACGCGCTCAACCGCCAAGTCGTAGCACGACTTCTCGACGCGACGTTGCTTTCTTACCTTTGCCATCACGACGCATCCCTAGAGTCACGCCACTCGGCCACTGCGAGCGCGAGTGCCTCGCCACTTGACTCCGTGGCGAACACTTTCTTCGCCAGACGCAGGGCGGACCGAACGTCATGCTCCTGACCTGCCGTGAGCGGGACAGAGAACTGCACGTATCCGGTGTCGGCAGGTTCGTCCTGTTCGTCACCTTGGTCATCACCCTCGGCGGCGGCGATGTCGCGGAGTTGCTGACGAACATGATCCTCATGCTGTGCCGCCAGCATCTGCTGCAACGCCTCGCTGCTGGTGTTCACCGTGCGAAGAAGTTCGTCAAACTTGGCACCATCCGTCTCGGCCATGGCAGCCAGCGGGTCGATGGTGGCGAGAAGTTTGTCAGCCTCGTCCTCCGTGACATCCAGCACCAGCACAGGCACCTTGGCATCGGCGACTGTCTCGGCTCGTAGGTGCCCGTCGATCAGCATGAGTGACCCATCGGGCAGTTCGCGGGCCAGCACGGCGTCGGCCATGCCAACCTCGGCCAGCACACCCCGGAGTGCGTCCTGCTGTGCCTTGGGATGGGTCCGCCAGTTCTTGGGGTTGGGCAGCAACTGGCACGCGGGAACACGTCTCAGTTCGCGTATACGGTCACGAATCTTCACGGGCGGGTATCCAGAGGGTTGATGGCCTTTTGGCCGGGAAAACGTGTTGTAGAGGGCCGTGGAGTGGGGGGGCCGGAAACCCCCGGCCACGCCTGTGCAGG